AGATAACATCAGCCGTGTTGTCTCAAATGATCTGCGAGCTGCAATGAAGCAGCTTTCAGTTGAAGTCGAATCTGGTGTCAAAACTGCAGCTAATTTCTTCAAAGCACTTTCTGATTATGTTGGGGTTGTCGCGTCTGATATCGGCAAAAAGTTTGATGGTGTTGGCAAATCTGTTGGTTCTACTGGCAAAGATGCTTCAAATATGTGGGCTGGCGCTCTTAAGGCTATTCAAGACAATACTGTTGGTCTATTGAAAGCGGTTCAAATTGCGATCACTGGTCTTTACAACGCAATACCAGCACCGTTGCGTAAGTTCATTGATCAACCTAGTGCTATCAAAGATATTGGAAAAGTTATCCAATATATTCAAGGTGTTCAAGCTCGCGCTGCTGCTGGTCCTCCTGCTGGCCAGAAGCCGAAACCAGATGCATTAGATCTTTCTGGTGTAACTAGGTTTCCCGGTCCGAGCGGTGATGGTGGCGTAGATGGTGGGAAGAAAAAAGCGACTGCAAAAGAAATACTTGACATATCAATTGCCGAATATAATATTCGCAAACAACTGGCCGACCTTGATAAAGGAAGTGAACCCGTTCAAGAAGCATATTTAAACTACAGGTTACAGATTTTAAAAATTGACGAGGAAATTAGGAAAAAGCAGATTGGTATTCGCGATGCTGAAATTCAAAAAATAGAGGCGAAGGATAAACTCAATGAAGCCATTGATGAAGAGCGGAAACGCGGTGTTGATGCTCTTTTGGAGATTGATCGGCTTACAAAACAGCAAACCATTTCGCTTGAAGACGTAAAGGCCCAATATGGCTTGATCACAAAAGAAGCAGCAGAGCAAACAAAGTTTGAACGTGAAATTGCAAAGCTTCGCGAGGGAGCAAAGGGAACTCGCTTGATTGAGGAAACTGAAGAAGTTATTAGAAAGCTTATTGAAGCGCGGGAAAGGGCAAAAACATTTGGCGCTCAATTGGCGGTTAGTTTTGCAGAAGGCATCAAATCTATGGGTGAATTGTCTAAGAATCTTGGTGCATCTTTAGCTACCGCATTTGGCGGTTTGGCTGATGTTGTCGCGGAATTTGTAGCCACTGGTAAAGCTTCCTTTGCTGATTTCGCACGTTCCGTCTTGGCTGATCTAACCAAGATTTTTGTACGTGCAGCTTTCTTCTATACGCTCAAATCAATCCTGCCCGGTGGCGGTTTCCTTGGCAAACTGTTGAACTTTGAGAAAGGCGGCATCATGACTGACGACGGCCCGATGCAGCTCAAGCGATACGCGAATGGTGGCATCGCAAATAGCCCACAACTTGCCATGTTCGGTGAAGGCCGCACGCCTGAAGCCTATGTCCCGCTGCCTGATGGCCGCTCAATCCCTGTCACTATGCAAGGAGGCGGTCAAGGCGTAAACGTCGTAGTCAACGTTGATGCTAAGAGTAGTGCGGTGGAAGGCGAAGGTGCGAATGCAAAAGCTTTAGGCGTTGCTATTTCATCCGTAGTACAGAGTGAGATAATTAAACAGCAACGTCCAGGCGGACTACTTTCTGGTGCACGCTGATGCCGACATTTACATTCACACCAGATTTTGACGCTGGCGAAAGTCAAGCACCTATTGTGCGTCGCGTGCAGTTTGGCGATGGCTATGAACAACGTTTGGCATATGGCTTGAATACTCAACCTTCTGTTTGGAGGTTGACATTTAACAATCGTACGAATACTGAACGTGACAACATCAATAATTTTTTGGAGGCACGTGGTGCGGTTGAGTCATTTGATTGGACGCCGCCGTATGGCTCTGCTGCTAAATGGGTTTGTGATGAATGGTCAACAACAATGATTGCGGCCAACATCAATAGTATTCAAGCTACCTTCCGTCAAGTATTTGAACCCTGATGGCATACGCAGTTTGGTCGTCTTCAGTTGTCTATAGCGTTGGCAACATTGTTCGAGCAACTTCAATGCAGGCCAGTGGGCTTGTGTTTCGCTGTGTTGTAGCTGGCACATCAGGGCCAACCGAACCAGCTTGGCCTACTGATATAGGCAACACTGTTATTGATAATATTGTCACTTGGCAGGCAATCAGCAGTATTTACGAAGAGCTTTCTGTATTAGCACCAAGCGCAATTATTGAACTATTTGAATTAAAGCTTGATGCAACATTGCATGGCGCCTCAACGACCTATCGCTGGCACAATGGCGTTAATGCAAATGTGACTGGAGATATTTTATGGAACGGCAATTATTACGTTCGGCTTCCCATTGAGGCTGAAGGATTTGATTATACAAATACAGGATCGCTTCCAAGGCCTACATTGACGATTGCCAATTTAAGCAATGTCATAACCACGTTGCTATTGCTTGTTAATACCACAACACCCGGAAATGATTTAGGTGGTGCAAGAGTCAAAAGAATTCGTACATTGAAAAAATATCTTGATGGTCAGACTGCTGCTGATCCCAATGCAAAATTCCCAGATGAGATTTGGTATATTGATCGCAAAGCAAGTGAAACAAGAGATGCAGTTTCTTTTGAATTAGCTAGCAAGCTTGACTTGGCTGGTGTTATGTTGCCTCAACGACAGATCATCGCCAACATTTGTCAATGGCAATATCGCAGTAGTGAATGTGGATATACAGGGACTCAATATTTTGATGCAAATGATCAAGCCACAACAAATTCTGCTTTGGATCAATGTGGCAAACGTTTGACTAGCTGCAAATTGCGGTTTGAACCTTTTGAACGTCAAGGATCTGTCACTGTTTCTAGTAATCAATTACCAGTTACAAGTCCAATGCCAAATGTGATCTTGGCTGGTCTCACAATTAAAGGCCATGGCGTACCTAGTGGCACTACTATTTCATCAGTTTCGTCTGATAAAAAGACAATTACGATGAGCGCAGTTGCGACAGCAAGTACAACCGCTTCTTATGCCGGAACAATTCAATCTAATAAAACTCAAATTATTCTTTCTAGTGCAAGTGGATTGGTTGCTGGAATGAGCGTTAGTGGTAGCTTTATTCCTGCAGGAACAACAATATCAAGCATTGCTGGCTCAACAATAACCTTGAATCAACAAGCAGATTTTAATTACATTCTTTCAAGTACAAAAAGCTGTAAATACGTCAAGGCTAACATTTTATCACCTCAAAGTGGAATTGCTGGCCTCTCTGTCGGCATGGCCGTGCTTGGACCGGGATTGCCTACTAATTACAGTGTAAAAATTCAAGAAATTAAAGATAATCTTTTTGGCCACATAGTTTTGACATTTGCACCGCGTAGTTTTTCTGGGTATCAAAATTTTTCTTTTTATACGCAGGCTTCCTATCCATCTTCTACTTACGCTTTCGCTGGTAGCACTTTATACACATTTAATGATATAGCGAATACAACGCTGCCATTTGGTTCCTTCCCAGGTGCTGGACTCAAATGATAAAACTTCCTGATTCAGTCAAGCTGGAAATTCTTGAGCATGCAAAGCGGTCATTCCCGCAGGAAGCATGTGGTCTTGTTGCAATTGTCAAAGGGCGAAAAAAATACTTTGAGTGCAAAAATCTAGCTGAAACTTCTGATGAGCATTTTATTTTAGATTCACAGGATTATCAGGCTGTTGAAGAAAAAGGCGAAATCTTTGCCGTCATTCATAGTCACCCCAAGACTAATGCAGAACCTTCGCAGGCTGATCGCGTGGCCTGTGAGAAGTCTGGTCTTCCATGGTTCATTGTTAATCCTCAAACTGAGCAATGGGCATACTGCGAGCCTGTAGGACTTGAACTCCCATATGTGGGCCGCGAGTTTGTATTCGGTGTTGTTGATTGCTACAGCCTTTGCCGTGATTGGTATAAAAAAGAATTTGGATTGAATTTGACTGATTACGAACGGCGTGATCAGTTTTGGTTGCGTGGTGAAAATTTATACCTAGACAACTTTGCCAAGGAGGGCTTTTATCGTATTCCCTTCAAGGAAGTTCAATACGGTGATCTAATCTTAATGAACTTGCAATCTCCATTACCGAATCACGGTGCGATTTATTTAGGCGATCAATTGATTTTGCATCATGTGCAGGGCAGACTCAGTAGTCGCGATGTGTATGGCGGCTATTATGCAAAAAGTACTACCTGTGTCGTGCGGCATGAAAATCGTTAAAGTTTACGGCGCACTCCGCAAGAAGCTGGGTCAATGTCGGTTTGAATTTGAAGCCGATACACCAGCTCAAGCATTAAAAGCTTTGTGCGTTAATTTTCCAGACCTTCAAAAATGGTTTCTGGATAATGAGCGCAATGGCATCGGATTTCGAGTGACGATTGGTCGCGAAAAAATTACGCAAGAATGCGCTGGGCATCTGGTATTGCCATGGAGCGAGCGTGAGGTTTTTAGCATCACCCCAGTAATTACCGGTGCTGGCCGAGGAGCGGGAATGATCTTGGCTGGTATTGGCTTGGTTGCATTTGCAATTTTGACCGCTGGCGTCGGGGCTGGTTTTCTAGGTCTTGGTGTTGGAGCAACCGGTTCTATTGGTAGTACCGGATCCCTTGCCTCTGGTTTTTTTGTACTCGGTTCAGCCGCTTCAAGTGCAATTGGTTCAATTGGTGCTGCATTAATTCTCGGTGGTATTGCTCAAGCCATTTCACCTACAGATGCTGGGTCTTTTGAACGTGGACGAGAAGCGGCTCGCCTTGAATCATTTAGCTTCTCGGGCATTGTCAACACTGCCAAACAGGGCCTGCCTGTTCCAATTGTCTACGGTCGGGCTTACGTTGGTTCGGCTGTTATCTCCAGCGGCCTCGATACGGTGCAACTGAAATGACACGCATTGTTGGCGCTGGCGGCGGAGGCGGCAAAGGCAACCCTCCGGGTGGTGGTGGTGGACCACCGAGTGAAAATCCAGATTCGCTGCAGTCAGTTCAGTTTGCCAGCGTTTTGGATGTTATCGGCGAAGGCGCAATTGATGGGATTGAGAATGGTGAAAAGGGCATTTTTCTTGATGACACTCCAATTGTTGCTAGCAATGGCACGCCAAATTTCAAGGGTTATACAATCGCCACTCGTAATGGCACGCAAAACCAAAGCTACATTTCAGGATTACAAGGAACCGAAAGTGAAACTGGCGTCAATGTTCGCTTTACTGCCGCAAGCCCTGTAGTCCGCACAATTACAGATTCAGATATTGATCGAGTACGGATTACGATTAATTTTCCAAATTTTCAGCAATTTCAAACGGATGGAGATATTGTTGGCACAAGCGTCAAAATAGAAATTCATACTCAATACAATGGCGGCGGATTTAACAAAGTCGCTGAAGACACAATTACTGGCAAAAGCAGTTCTTCGTATTTTCGGGATTATGTAATTTCGTTGAGTGGTACTTTTCCAGTTGACATCAAGCTTGTTCGAGTGACACCTGATGCGTCTTCGGCGCGAACACTTAATGAGTCGAACTGGTATAGCTACACCGAAATCATTGATGAAAAGCTGCGTTACCCAAACACTGCTTTAGCTTTTTTACGATTTGATGCTCGTGATTTTAGTAACATCCCAACTCGTAAATATCTTGTTCGTGGCATCAAAGTAAGAATTCCATCCAATGCATCTGTTGACACAACAACTTATCTAGGCAGGCTTACTTATAACGGAGTTTGGGACGGTACATTTCAGGCCGCAACGTGGTGCAATGACCCCGCTTGGTGTTTATGGGATCTGCTTACAAATACCCGTTACGGAGCATCAATTCCATCTTCAAGTTTAGACCGTTATGATTTTTTTTCAATTAGTCAATATTGCAATGCTTTAGTTGATGATGGCAAAGGTGGCAAGGAACCACGATTTAGCTGCAATTTATTGATTAATAGTCGCGACGAGGTTTATAACATCATTCAATTGATGACCAGTATTTTCCGTGGTATTGCCTATTATGGTGCTGGCTCGATGGTGCTACAACAAGATAAACCGTCTGATTCGCAATATCTGCTTGGCCCCAGCAATGTTGTTGACGGAATATTCAGCTATAGCGGCACCTCGCAGAAAACGCGCCATACAACGGCAACGGTTGCTTACCAAACATATGAATCAAAGGGTGAAGTTGAATATGAATATGTTGAAGATGCTTCCGCTGTTGCCAAGTTTGGCGTAATCAACAAAGACATCCGCGCTTTAGGTTGTTATTCCCAAGGCCAAGCGCATCGAGTTGGTAAGTGGGCGTTACTAAGCGAGCAAAATTTAACTGAAACTGTTACGTTTTCAGTTTCAATTGATAGCGGGATCATTTTACGTCCCGGCATGGTTATTGATGTTGCCGATCCTCTCAAAGCAGGCGAACGTCGCAGTGGGCGTATTGCAAGCGCGACTACCACTAATGTTACTTTTGATAGCCACGAAAACATCAGCATTAACCTTGCAAATTCTCCGACTCTTTCAGTCGTTCTTCCTACAGGTCTTGTTGAAACCCGAAATATTTCAACTGTTGTTGGCAATGAATTTTCAACTGTTGTAGTGGTTTCTCCTGCGTTTAGCGAAGCACCTAATCCGCAATCTATTTGGTTGGTGCAAACTAGCAATATTCTTTCTCAACAATTCAGGGTGTTGAATGTAGCTGAAGCTGACAATTCAATTCATGGGGTTACAGCACTTGCTTATAATTCATCAATTTATGCGGCAATTGAAAATGATGTCAAAATCAAACCCCGAGACATCACTGATTTAACTAACCCACCCGATGCAGTAACAAACATTTCTGGTGAAGAATTTTTATATGTCAGTGGTCAAAGTGTTTACTCTGGATTCAGCCTCAGTTGGGTGCAACCTGCAAGGGCAAGTAAATACAAAGTCAGGTATCGTATTGATAAGGACAACTGGACATTAGTTGAAACGGATATCGTTAGTCTTGATATTCGCCCGACCAGAAAAGGAACATTGTATGTTCAAATTACATCGATAAGTTCAATCCAAAAGATTGGTCCAATTGCGCCATTTCAGTTTGATTTACTTGGCAAAACCGCACCTCCGGGTGACGTTCAAAATTTAAGTTTTGAGCCAATTAACAGAAACTCGGGCCGTTTGCGTTGGGATCAAACTGTTGATCTTGATGTGAAAGTTGGCGGTAAAATCAGAATCCGTCATAGCTCTAAAACCGATGGTTCGGCTACGTGGAAAAAAAGCATTGATTTAGTTGAAGCCAAAGGCGGATACACCACTGAGGCAATTATTCCTTTACTTGAGGGCGAAGTACTTGTCAAATTTGAAGATGACGGAGGGCGGCAAAGTATTAATGCAACCAGCATCATTATTGATTTGCCGGATACAACTTTACCTTTACTTGTTCAAACACGACGAGAAGACACAGATACCCCGCCTTATCAAGGTACAAAATCAAACACGTATTACAGCGATGATCTTGATGGTTTGACCTTAGATGGCTTTGATTTTTTTGATGACATTGTTGACGTTGACTTGCAGCCAGTCATTGATGTCATTGGGGACATTCAACCGATTGGCACCTACGACTTCCTGAACACTCTTGATCTTGGCGCGGTTTATTCGCTTGATATTTATCGGCATATTGTTGCTGAAGGTTATTACCCAAGCAATCTAGTTGATTCACGTACCGCGCTGATTGATACATGGGAAGACTTTGATGGTGATAATCCTGTTGCCGTTAATGCAAAATTGAAGATTCGCAGAACTTATGACAACCCCAGCGGTACTCCTTCTTGGAGCAGTTGGGATGAAGTCGTCAACGGAACATATGCAGCCCGTGCATTTGAATTCCGCGCTGAATTAACTAGCGGATCAATTGATGAAAACATTGCGGTTCTTGAATTGGGATATAAAGCCGAATTTCAACGCCGCACGGAGCAAAGCGATGGAACAATTACCAGCAACGCTGGCGCAACAACCATCACCTTTAACAAACCATTTTTTACTGGCACAGTCAGCCTTGGTGGCGTCAATGCTTATTTGCCTAGCATTGGTATTACTGGTCAGAATCTGCAGTCAGGTGACTACTTCACTGTGACTGCAGTGAGTGGGACTGGATTTACCGTTACTTTTTACAATTCAAGCAATACTGCTGTTGCTAAACAGTTTAACTGGACCGCAGTCGGATATGGCCGTGGCAGTTAGAGTGGGTTTACTCACCGATTTTTAGGTTGTGGCTCAACACGATTACGTCATTGCCAACGGTTCTGGTGCAGCCGTTCGGAGCGACCTGAACAATGCACTGGCTGCGATTGTTACGAACAACAGCGGCAGCACTGAACCGGCGACCATGTATGCATATCAGTTTTGGGCTGACACAACTGCAGGACTTTTAAAACTGCGTAACTCGGCCAATAACGCATGGATCACGCTAAGAGAGCTTGACGGTACGCTGACGATTGAAGACGGTACTGTTTCGGCCCCAGGCCTTGCTTTTGCCTCTGATCTTGATACTGGTTTTTATCGTCCAGGTGCTAACCAGTTAGCTATTAGCACCAATGCTGTTGAGCGTGTTGAGTGGGGTGCAAATGAAGTTGTTTTCAACGATCCAGGTAATAACTACGATTTCCGCGTTGAAGGTGATACAAACGCAAACTTGCTATTTATTGATGCCTCGGCAGATGCGGTTGGTATAGGGACCGATTCGCCAAATGAGCGTCTCTCTGTAAATGTACACGGTACAGCAAACCGTGCAGTTGAGCTTTACAACTCAGACACTACTCTTAGTGATGGTGAAGTTGTACACGCTATTCGTTTTACGCAAAATGATGATGCAGCGCCAAATACCACTCATGCCTCTATTGAAACAGTAACAACAGGCTCGCTTGGTTTGTTGAATCTTGTATTCAAAGCAAGAGACAACAGTGAATACATGCGTATCGACACCTCAGGGCGAGTTGGCATAGGAACTGGCTCGCCCGCCGACATTCTCCATCTTTCTAATGCCGGAAATTTATACCTGCGTGTAGCCAATACATCGACAGGTATTAATGCTTATTTTGGTCAAGATTCCAATGGTACTTACATTGGAAATACGGGCTCTGCGGCAGTTCGATTTATCCAAGGCGCTAGCGAGAGAATGCGTCTTGATACGTCAGGGCGTTTAGGGATTGGCACTACGAGCCCTGCCACGCAGTTCTCCGTCCAAAACGCTTCCACTTCACTTGGAATTGAAACGGACACAACTTCAGGCTTTGGCTCTGGACCGACAATCCGTGGTTTTAACCGCGCTGGTGTTGCGTACACGACTCTTGGCTTAACTGGCAGTCAAGTTGTATTTGGAATTAACGATGTAGAAAAAGCAAGGCTGGATGGATCGGGTAGATTTTTAGTTGGCACGTCTAGTGCTGGTGATACATCTACTGCAATTTTCCAAGGAAACAATTTCTCTTCTACTGGCGGAGCCATTATTAGAGCCGCTCTTGGTAGTGCCTCCCCAGGCCCCACGGCTGTATTGGGCGAGCTTGCATTTTCGGACAACACCCATAAAGCCGCCGCAACGATTAAAGGTTTGCGGGATGGCGGTTCTTGGAGTAGTTCATCTCTTCCAAGCGCATTAACGTTCTCGACCACCGCAGACTCGGCGAGTTCTCCGACGGAGCGGATGAGGATTGCTCAAGATGGTCGCGTTACCACTAGGGGAGGCGGAACAGGTGCCACTATTGCGTTTAACGTTACAAACAGCGCGGATACTGCACTTTTTAATGTGCGCAATGACGGTTTAATTGGAACTGGTACATCCACAAACTCACCATTTAATTTAACAACTGCTTCTGCTGCAAATATGTTTGTCGCCAGTGACGGACTTGTTTATCGCAGCACGTCTTCGCTGAAATACAAAAAGAACGTTGCAGATGCTTCGTTTGGGCTTCAGGAATTACTTTCGCTTCGCGCGGTTACATACCAGAGCAAGACCGAAAACGACGGTGAAACGGTGTACGCCGGTTTGATTGCAGAAGAAGTTGACGCTGCTGGTCTTCAAGAGTTTGTTCAGTATGCAGACGATGGGACACCTGATGCTCTTGCTTACGGCAACATGGTTGCCCTTTGCATCAAAGCTATTCAGGAGCAACAAGCGGTGATCGCTGATCTCCAAGCCAAAGTTGCAGCCCTTGAAGCCCAGTAGTCCCCTTCACTAATGGGGCGGGCAACCGCCCCTAGTTATTCCGGTTCATCCGCAGTAAAATCCTACAGAACGGCTCTGCATCATGGCCAAATCAACCTCGGCGCCTGCCGCGCCCACCACAGTC